AGATTTTAACCGCAAGATCGAAGTTCAGTTCCCTGGCCATTTAGCCGATACAACCTTTATCGCTTTCCTGTGTGCGGTTATTAAGCGGGAAGTCATTAATAAAGTTGGCTTGCTTGACACTAACTTTGAAATGGGAATGTACGATGATAATGATTATGATTTGTCTGTTAAAAAAGCCGGTTGGGAAACGAAGCTGCTCTATGATACTTGCATAATGCACTTCGGGCATCAAACATTCAGGACGCTTTATGCAACAGAACATTTTGACGATAATGCTTTGCGCTTGCGGAATCATATTTACTTAAAAAAGAAATGGGGGTTGAAGAAATGAAAAACTGTCTTGAACCAAACATCGTACTGATAAAGAAAAAATGAAAACGCTAATCGTCGCTCTCTATCCCTATGGGGCCCAGCAACTTGAAGCTTGGCTCGATCACGGCGCGGGAATGACTTACACAGCGGCAAAGCTGGCTGGGTGCGATGTTCACTTCCTGGATATGAAGCGGTTGCGCAGCGATGTTGAGTTGCGCGGCGCATTGGCTGGGTACGACCTCGTTTCCTTTGGTCTCAAAAGTTCTTACTATGCAATTGGAATGAAAGTTATCAGGATAGCAAAGGGTGAAGGCGCTAAAGTTATGGTCGGCGGGTATCATGCCACGGCAGCGCCAGAACAACTGCTTGACAATCCAGATATTGATTATGTCCTGCATGGCGAAAGTGAATATACCTTCCCGCAGTTTTTAAAAAATCCCGATAAGTTTGGGCGTGAAATATGGGGAGAGAAACCGTCTAACCTGGACGATTTGCCTTTCATGGATCGGACCATGTACCGGGAACCTATCGAAAATTGCGCCGGGTGGTGGCACGGTGGACAGCGCAAGCGGATGGTCTCGGTTATGGCCGCGCGCGGGTGTCCGTATAAATGCGGCTTCTGCCAGCCTTTGGAAGACAATCACTTTGGTAAGAAGCTGCGCCGCAGAAGCGTGGGGAGTTTGATTGCTGAACTAAAGCTATTGAAGGAAGCCTATAAACCGGATTGTGTCATGATACACGATGACACGTTTTTAATCCAGCCGAAGTGGATAGAGGAGTTCATTGATCGTTATCCGGAAGTAGGATTGCCTTTCTGGGCGGCTGCACGAGCGGATGGAGTATGTCAAAATCCTGATTTAGTCAAGCGGCTTGTCAAGGTAGGGTGGGAGCTTATCTCTGTTGGCTTTGAAAGCGGCAGTCAGAAAATACTTGATCTTATACGCAAGGGGATAACGGTAGAGCAGAACCTTGAAGCAGCGCGGATAATCAAAAGCACCGGCGCAAAAATCTATGGTAATTACATGCTCGGCTTGCCGTGGGAAACGAAAGGGGATATCCAGGCAACGGCGCGCATGATTGACACTATCGGCGCAGAAATGCCGTCCTGGGCGTTCTTTACCCCGTATCCCGGCTGTGAGCTTGGGGAGTATTGTATTAAAGAAGGAATGTCTCTACTCGATAGAAACAGTTATGACCGCTGCCCTTCCGGGCGCAAAGTCACCGGTGTTGATTATGAGTATTTGAATAAAGTATTAGGAGGCTATCGAGAATGAAAAAACGAATTGGGGCTAGGAGTTCAAAGTGAGCGATCCTGTTTTAGATCAAACCCCTGGCCACCTGGACATTGACATTGTCGCCGGTGATAGTTTTTCTCAGCTTCTCGATTTCGACATTTCCCTTGCCGGATATACTTTCGCGGCGAATTTCAACGACGATTCAGGGTTGCAGACCATAGCCGTTGCGCCTACTGATCTGCCGAATGGAAAAATAACGCTGTCAATGACAGCTGTCGCTACGGCCCTATTGGACCCAGGTGAATACCGCTGGCGGTTGATCTGGACATTGGGCGCGGAGATCAGGACCGTCCTGGCGGGAATTTTAACGGTAGAGGAAAAATAATGGCTGATGTCATTGTCACTATAACGCCTCCGCCGGTTATAACGGCACTGGCTACGCCTTCCGCTATTGCCGTCAGCGTTACTGCTGCGCCTGCTGTTGCGGTCACGGTCGGCCCTGTCGCGGGCGTGCATAATGGCTTGGCCGGATTGCAGGGCGGGATTGCCAATGAATACTATCACCTCTCGGCTGCACAAGCTGCAGCTTTGGGAGCCGGGCCTCACAATAATTTGACTGGCATCCAGGGCGGGGCGCTGAACGACTACTACCATTTGACATTACTAAAATACAACGCGCTCGGCCTGCACGAGTCCTTGACTGACCTGCTCGGCGGCCAAGCGTTGCAACACTATCACCTGAACGCCGCCGATTATGCCGCTCGGATTTTGGGAAGCGGAACGCTCGGCTACTTGCCGAAGTTCACCGGCGCAAATAGTTTAGGAAACAGTCCTGTTTATACGGACGGGACGAATGTCGGCATCGGCATAGCCGCACCTACAGCAAAACTTCATCTTGCCGCAGGTTCGGCGGTCGCAAGTACCGGCCCACTAAAATTTACCTCTGGGCCATTGCTCACAATACCAGAGGTCGGAACGATAGAGTTTTTAGACGGACGCTGGTATCTTACAGGATCAGCGAAACAAAGGGTTATTGACCGAACTGGAGACGTGATTACAGCAAGCGTTGATGCGGTTGGAAATACTGAGACGACTTTGTATACAGCCGCTTTAAGCGCCAATGCGGCAAAGGTCGGCAGGATATATAAAATTCATTGTGACGGAGTAATCAAAAACAAGGCTACTTCCGATGACGTGACTTTTTATTTTTATCGGGATGCAGTTTTGATAAACAGCGTAGCACCGACAGGTGGAAGGTATCTTGTCGGTACTGGCTGGCATTTGGATTACAATGAAACTGTGCGAACTGTCGGAGCAACAGGAACGGCGGCGATGAGCGGAGAGATTATTATCGGCACGGTGGTTACTCAATTCGATGCTTTATTGACTGGCATAAATTTTACTTTAAACCGAAATTTAATAATCAAGGCAAAATGGAGCGACGATAATGACCAGACGGAAAACGTAGTCACCATTTATCAGGGTTGGTTGGAATTAAAATATTAAGGAGGCATTGTGAAAACTTTTCAAATTTCGGAACAAACACTGAACGCGGCGATCCAGTATTTAGCCAATTGTCCTTTTGCTCAAGTAGAGCCTATCATTCAGGCGATCAGGAATGACATTGCTTTGTCGAATGCGGCTGAACAGGCCAAAGCCGATGCTGAAAAAGCAAAGGAACTGGAACTTGCGAAAGCGAAAAAATAGGGGGTAAATATGCCTGATATCGGTTGGACTTCTTCAGTAAATGCGAATTCGTTTTTCACCACGCGCTACGGGGCCGGGGCCTGGGCATCATTGACCGTTGCCGAGCAGACCGCGCTGCTGACAACTGCCTGGAATAGAATACTCTACGATCCTCGCTGGTCTATCCCGGCATCCCCGGATGCGGCAACAAAAGCCAAGCTCGCGTACGCGCAAGAAGTAACCGCCTGGTATATGTACACTCATATTGAAGACGAAGACCGCCGCAAGGGATTGCAGGCACAAGCGGTCACCCAAGCCGGTATCGTTCAAGAAAGTTACGATAAAGATAAACTGAATGAGATCCCGTTACCGCCCGAAGCTCTCGCTGTTTTAAATAAACTGTTTAAAGCCGCGAAGCCGTTTTTTGCCATTGACATTGACCGCCGGGAACCTGTTGGCGCTAACCAGGATGTAACCGATATAGACGATTCCTTAAATGAACCTGGAGTCTATTAGGGATGCACGAAGAACGCAAATTGACAAGCAAGTTGGCCGCTGACCTCGTACGAGATTATGCCAATCATCAACAGGTGCTTGCCAATATTTTACAACCATTCGCAAAACTGAAAGCGCAGCCAAAGGACTTGAATGTTGCGAAGTTTAAAATCAGAGAAATAGTCCGACGCCTAGATGTGATTGCCGTAAAATGGTCTCGGTCTGCAATTGCCGAAGCGTACAAGGCGAAGCGTGCAGAAGCGAAACCGCTTGCACAAAAAGCCGCTGTATTTCCAACCTTTAAAAAACTTGATCCGGAAAAGGAAAATGTTGAAAGGTTGATATTGAAAGCTGCTGAAAATCTTATTTCAACAAACGCCTCAATTGAAAAAACTTGCAGCAATTTTTTAATGGCCTATGGGACTGCTATAAGTGGAATAAATGCTGTACGACAAAATAAGGAAATACAGTTCATGTCCGGTGACATGGAAGCCGAAATAACCCGCAAGGTTGAATATTACATTGCGCGCGGGTATGATGAAGGCTCAATCAGTAGAAAACTACATGACTATTTAAGCGAATTGGTTGGTGGGAAAAACTTTATTGAAATCAATGGCCGATTCTATGAACTAAAATCCTGGGCGGAAAACATGGCTCGGAGCGAATTGCACAAATCTTATGTGCAAGCAACCATTGACGAAGCCAAGCAATATGATTGCGACCTTTTGCAGATGTCACGGCATGACAGCCCATGTGATTTATGTGGGCCACTGGAAGGTATGGTGTTTTCGATTTCCGGCGAAGACGAAGACTTTCCGCCGCTTGATGATACCGGAACCGTTGACACTCCCAAAGGTCCAGTTGAGATTGACCCAAAATTTCCGCATTATCAGTGTGAGCATAATCTTAATCCCGTTACCCGCAACATTCTCAGGGCAGCAGGTGAACTGTGATCGGAGCGTACATGATGGATACCATCATTTTGCATCGTAGCAATGGCAACGATAAATACGGGGAACCGATTGCCGACACTGAAATCACTATCAAAGGCCGGGTGAACATAGGGACCGCACTTGTCAAGGACATTAAGGGCGAAAATGTTTATTCGTCAATGAGCGTTTTAATTAAAACGCAGACAATCACTCATGAGGATTTTGTTCAATTCGACGGCCATGAATACGCAATCGTTTCAATCAAAAAACCGCGTGACTTTTCATGGGGATATTTGGAGGTATTTTTAAAATGAGCAATAGCGGCGGTTTCACCCTTAATCTCACCGACCATGACAAGCGTATGCTTAAAATGAGTGACAAGGTTGACAAGATAACTAAAGTAGCTATGTTCGAGGCCGCTGCCGCGCTCAAAAAAGATGCGGATGAGATTGAACCAATGACACCGCATTTACATGGTAACCTCCGGGGGAATGTAAGCCGTTCGGCAAAAGCTAAAGCCAAGAAAAATGCGAAGGCCGGAACTACTACAAAAGAGGACATGCAGATTCATCCGGAATGGGCGCCGAAAATTACGAGCGAAAATCTTGGGAAACAGTTATTATCGGTTCTCGTCACCTACTGCGCGCCGTATGCTGCGCGCTGGCATGAAACGACCGACAATATTAATTGGTCTGAGACGGGAGTTGGTCCTAAATTCCTTGAGGCGAAAATGGCGCGAAAGGATTTACGTGATAGGTATTTCAATTTGATTGCAGATAGGATCAAACAGGAGCTTGCCGGTGATTAAACAACTCTGTGACTGGATCGAGGACAGTACGGTATTTGTCTGCGGCACAACCTTGCAAGTTGGACACCGGGAACAGGAAGCTCCAGATCGGTGCGTTGTCGTACAGGAAACCGCTGGTGGTGAAAGTAACTTCTACCAGCATGACATTGAATGGTTGCAAGTGCAGATTATCGCGCGCGGGCGGACCTACCTCAATGCGCGGGATGATGCCAGGACAATTCACAACTTATTGAATGGTGCGGCTGGCATTGAGATCGGAGCCAGCCCATTGTTTTATATTATTGGGGCAATTACCGCGGTCAATCCGCCGCAGTACATTGGGCAAGATGATGAACGGCGCTACGAGTTTTCCACGAACTACCGCGTCGCTTATTATAATAAAATTGGTGATTAAAGCCATAGGAGGTAAACATGGCAGTACCTATTTTTTCGGGTGACTTGGGGCCGTGCCAGGTGATATGGAACGGCGCGTCTGTTGGACCTACCCAGGGCGGCGTGAAGGTCAAAATCGACATGAAGTCGGTGGAGATCAAAGAGGACGGTTACGGCGTGGCCGCTGTGGATGCGGTATTCACGGGAATGGAAGTGGCCGATATTGAAGTCCCGTTGACCCGGTTTACTTTGGCCCAGCTTGATGTGCTGACGCAGGATGCTAACCTGGCCGGCAGCGTGTTGACGGTGGCTAATCCGGTTGGAACTGCGATGTATGACCTGTCAAAAGCATTGGTGTTAAAGCCATTGGTCAACAATGTGGCTTCGGTAGTTACGACTCAATGGCTGACATTTTTCAAAACCTATCCTACCGCGAAATGGGAAATTGGTTATGACAATGCCGGGCAGCGTATTTACAAAGTAGCGTTCAAGGTATTTGTTTGCCAGAATACTCCGAACGTCAACGACATTTTCAAAATCGGAGCTTAATGTGGCAAAGCTAACGCTGTCTATTTTCGATCCGATTGAGATCGTTATCGGTGAAAGCAAGTTCACCATTGAGCGAATTTCCAGCACGTTACTCGGAGAGTTGCAAGCTGTTGTCGGCGGATTATCTGACCCCGCGAATATCAAAAGCGATTCGCTGGCAGATGTACTCATGCGGACAATCCCAGGCATGACCAAAGAAACTGCAATGGAAATTGACATAAGGCATATACCTGTCATTGTCAGTTTCTTGGCGGAACAGATCAACTCTGCGCTGGAGCCTACGAAGGCAGGGGAACAAAAAAACTGATAGAGGCCAGGACAAGGGCAATCTCAGAAATTGCGGTTGCCTTCCCTGGCCTGTTCTCCTATGATGGGCTGCTTTCGCTTGATGTGCGTGACTTTTATTGGTGGGAGCGAAAGGCGCGTGTCATGAATGTACGGCGTAAAATAGACGCGCTTGGTATAGCGCGCCTGGCCGCGCACGGAGATGAAAGTTTTGACCGACAGGTCAGGGACTTGGTT